GACCTGAACAGCCATTAAAGGATTAGACCGCAAAACGGCTTGGATATCATCAGTTATAACGCTTATAGGTATATCTGTCTGTTGTTCCATTTCCTCTTCCTTAAAAATACAACTTATTGGACGAGCTCGCCCTACGCTTTGTTCGGTGCTTCAGAAACTCATTCAGAGAACGGCCTATCTGCTTACGTTCATCCTCTGTGGGAGGGCGCTTGGTATACTTTTTACGCACCTCAGCCACGAAGTTCTCCGTAGCGTAGCCCATCATGTCTTCTATCTCTGCCTGCGACGTATTGTCATCAGCAAGCACGCGGATAAGCTGCTTATGCACCTTACCAAAGCAGTCCTTAGCCTCCACCCGTACCTGGTGGGACACTATACGGCCGCCCGTTTCCATATTCCTACCGGCGGGGGTTACTCCATTATAGGTAGTCCCCGCCGGAGTCCACAACTCAGTTGCCATATTTACTACTCGATACGCAGAAACACTACCGCCCACTCATTGTCTACGGCAGCAAGGGAGCCTGTCGTAGCTAATACCGGATAGTCCTCATTCTCAAATGTCAGAAGTTCCATCTGACCTACATGGTTTGTGGGAGCCATAAGCGCAGTCCCCACCGCTGTAGTAGCCGCAGCGTCGATCATTGCAAGGCATGGCCCACGGGTCTGAATCCAGCCATAGTAGCTTGCTGTTATTGTGTTGCAACTTACTCCGACGGCATATCCAGTAGCCGTTGTTGGGTACACAACCACATCTTTCCACGGACTAGGTATCAAACCCACAACGTCTGTGCCAGCCGTCCATGCGTTAACAAGCCCATCTGGCTCATCAAGGTAGATAGTTCCTGTGCCACCAGAAGCTATTAAGGCATGTGAGGCAACCCTATACATCAGAGCCGCAGTCCCAGCAGCCGTGTTGTTAAAGATATAGCCATCTTTGTACAGATTCTTTTCAGCCGCAGTGCCTCCAAGAGTTATGGAAACACTTGTAGCCCCAGCAGCAGCCGTAGATGCCACAGCAAGGTCATCATCATGGTTGGCAACACCAGTCTTCTGGGATACCAAAAGACCTTCGCCAATCTCTGTTCCAGCGTTCTCTACATACCTGAACAACCTGTCCCTTATCACCATTTGGGTGCCAAGGGGGTGCTTTTGCGCCGAGGTAACCACCTTTTCCCATCCTGCCATTCCTGTTACAAAGTCTGGAAATGCCATTTCGTTCTCCTTTACTTAACGGGCTCTAAGTCCCGCGAATGGCCGTTATGATTTTACGCTAGGCACGGCCAATCGTTACACCTAACTCTGCTGGGAGAAAGGCCCTATTCGCCTTTTCCCTCTTCTGGGCGACCTGTCCTCTTCCACCACCTTCTCTACGGAAGGCGCTACGGATGAAGGCTCAGGCTTCCTCTCTGCACACCACCGGCATGTGCATATATCCCCGGGAGGCCAGGGGTATAACCCCTGCCTCGCTTTGCGGCTCACATAGTCTGGATTGCCGAGAAGGTTGTCTAGCTTTGTCCCGACATCACTAACCAGGTCCCCGCTTGGGGATATCATCGCACGGTGTCTATACAGAGACACCTTGGGCTGCCACTCATCAATGTAATCCCAGTGGTAGCCCTGGCTTACCAAGTCCTGTCTCAACTCAGTGCGTTCCTTAGTTGTTATTGCCATTTCCTACTCCTCTACTTAGGAAGAGGTTGCGGGCGTACCTGCGTCCAACGTGAGGGCGACACCCTTGCTATCATCCAGCTCAAAGACGCCGTAATCAGAGGTCATAACGACCTCAAAGGCCCGGAGGGAAGCATCCCTCTGGCGCTCTGTCCGGGTCTCTACGCTCTTCAGTACGGCAAGGGCCGTCTTGTCGCAGCAGACACCAACAGCGTCGTCGCTGGAGTCGATGCTGATATTGCCGTCCTCAAAGATCGGCACCCCGTTGATGGGGCGGAGTCCGCTGAAGAAGTTCCCCAGCAGGTCCTCTGACCATCCGTGTGGCACAGGGTAGGTACTAGATGCCGTCACTGCTGTGTTCGCAACATCCCACACCGCAAACGGGTGCTGGACGATGTAGACCTGTGACCCGAACTTGTTGCCCTTGGCATAGGCAACGGTTGCAGACACGTTGGCGAGGCTCATGGGCCGGCCCGCAGCCCCAATGTCGGTGCTGAAACCAGAGTAAAGCGCCGTCATGTCGGTGTCCTTCTTCCGTGCCATGCCGTCGCCAAGCTGACGACCTATGATGCTGAACACGTTCTCAGAACTCTGTCGCGCCAACTTATCGGTGATGATGATCTTGGCTCCCACCTCTGATGCCGTGAGGTCTACCGTGGTCATCCCGATATCTTCCTCATCCACAATGTCCTGACCGTCAACCAGGTCGGACATACTCATTTGCCCTACCTTGGGAACAGTCACCTGCTTGGAACCCTTGGGCAGAATGAACTGCTCCGCAAGTGCCATAGCTGGAGCGTTATGCTCCTCTGTATATCGCGCCGATGCGATAATGATCCTCTGGGCATTTTCCAGATTGCCCGTCGTTGCTGTCTGTGCCATTCTTAACCTCCTTCGGTTATGACCCTAATGCTAGTCTTCTCGCCGCTCGGACCGCCGCTTCAGACCTGTCTCCCGCATTGTAAGCATCTAGGAGACGATTGTCACTCGACGACGCTTCCGCTGCACCTTGACTGTTATCAAAAGTCTGCGGTGCTACTCGACCCTGTTTTAGTTGCGCATTCTCTGCCCTGAGAGCCCGGTCATTTTTTATGCGTTGGGCTTCTTTCTCCATCTCCGTCGGGTTGTTCGTCTGCTGAAGAGCCGCGAAGTCATCAAGCATCTGTTTATCCGCCAGTCCATGCTTCTTCATGAAATGGATAGCCGCTGTCTGGCGGCCCTGGATGTACCCAATCATACTGGCGGCCTCTTCGTCCTGCTTCCGAAACTTCTGCTCCTGCTGCACATAGCGTCGGGCTTGGTCACGGGCCTGCTCAGGCATGTACCCGGATTCCTGTAGCTGCTGCTCATAGGTCCGTGCCTGCTTCCCCACCTGTTCCCGCCATGTACGCTCCTGCTCCGCAACTCGGCGTTGCTGTAACTCCTGAATAGCCTTCTGGTCAACCTCCGGAGCAGCCGGTAGCGGGGGTGGTGTTGCTGCGACCCCTGCGAAACTGCCTGCACCCTCAGTAGGAGCAGCCTCAGTAGGAGCAACTGTTGCTTCCTCAGTAGGCGCAGCTTCAATAGGAGCCTCTGGCTCTTCAACCAGGCTCTCTTCCTCTGCGACAGCGGGTTCTATGATACCTACAGATTCGTCCAATTCCTGTGGTTCCGTTGACATAACCATATTACATCACTCCTTTTCCACTACACATATTACACTAATCTGTAAAGCCCACAACATATAGCGGTATTATCTATTCGCAATCAACGCTTCCTCATAGAGATCTTTATAGGGATATTGCCCCCACTCGTAGCCTTCTCGCAGATACTTACCTATATTCTTCCAGAGCCATCCCTTACTCTTAAAATAATAGCCCGCATCGAACATCGCACCCAGCCATTCCTCGGGTGCCTGTTTCTCAAAATCCTTCTTTATCTCAAACAACACGCCGCCGTCGCTATTGGAGTCTCTGAAAGCCTTATCAATGGCCTGACTACGAGGGTTTATTTTCCCTGCGCTGCGTGCGGCAGAAGATCTCTGGATATAGTCGCGTACATCCGCAATTGTCACATCATATGAACCCAGGTTTGTCCAGCTTTTATCGAGAATGTCCTTCTCCACTTCAGGGAGAGTATCTAAGTCCCAGTAGGAGTAGCGTATTCCGTTAATATCCATCTTAAAGGCACTAGCGTAGCGTTTGGCCTCCAGCACCCTTCGGATTTCTTCAGGGAACTTCAACTCCAGTTGCCGCATTTCTCCCAATACCAAGCCCACGTCCTCTTCGGGTGTGTTACGCCAGAACTTCGCCACTGCTTTATTGAAATCTTCCCACTCTTCATCGGTCCCTGGACCGTCTTCCCCGAACTCCGCAAATATCTGGCGGTATCGCCACATATGGTGACGCAGCGTGTTTTCTTCCGGCTCCTCATCCTCACCAACATCCACATATATGACGTCTAACTCAAAATAATGCTTACTAAGTGCCTTACCAATTGCATTTCTAGCGTCTTCCGCAACAAATTCCCCTGTTTCACGCGGCATCCTTAGATACTGCTCGGCAACCTTCTCCATAACGCCTGCCGTCTCATCTTCTAACTCAGTGCGCTTCTGCCGGAGTACAGCTCCCTCCGTACCCCTTAAGGCTCCAGTTTCTGTTCTCCAAGCTAGTTCTTCCTCCATATCCTCACCAACGTCGCCAAATTTCTCAATAGCACTTCTCTGTTGAGGCTTTGTCATCTCATCCCATTCCCTAATAGGCTGGCCGAACCTGGGATGTGTTGATAGCTGCACCACCTCACCACTCTCTCTTGCCATGCGGCGTAACAAGTCCGGCGTAGTTTCTGCCCTAAGACCAATGCCAGTCGCTTGGAGTAACTGCGGCCAGAATCCAAGGCGTTCTTCCCCTGGCGGCAACAGTTCTCCCACCAAAGGTATGCGTTCACGAGCGATATCAACTACTGCCTGGCCTGCGCCAATAGGGGCACCTATATCTACAAGCGCAGAGGCTATCCGAGAGTAGATGCCCTCAATGCCCAACACAGTAGGGCCAACTCTGGTGATAGGAGCCCCAAAGAAGTCTTTCCCGGTAATTTGGTTCCATGCCGCCCGCACAGGGACAGACTCCCTGGATGAGAGGAAACTTATTGGATCAAGAACCCTAAACACCGTATCCATCTGCCCGACAAGATCTAAGATGACTTCTGTTCCGCTACGCCCCTTAATCGGAATAGTAGGTGCAGCGAACTCCCGTCTGTATCCAAATGGGAAAGGCCCCCAGTTTTCCGTGGATAGGGGCATAAACCGATCTAGTGGAAGGTGCTCACCTTCCCACCACGCTTTGTCATCAGTGCCCCGCGTACTAAGATAATGAATAATGTTTGCTTGTGCTATAAGCGACATATAGGCACCCAACCAATGTTTCGCCCACAGAGCTTTGTATGGCCCTGTAATAAGTGATGCGCCCTGGCGGAGCAGCCCTTCAGATTCCCCAACGGAGAAGAATACCCTTTGCAGGAAGAATCGCATAAACCTACCCTGGAATATACTCTGGCTCACAGGTATGGTGGAATACTTTTTATTTATCTCTTTTGCGATCACGCCAGCTAATTGCTCGTCATTCAGATCCGGGAACTTCCGCGCTGCCGCAGGAGCCCAGTTGTTTTTAATGTCTGTTAACATTGCTGATGGATACCACCCGTCGAATAGCCCTCGGCGCGTAGCACTCTCTATCTGCTTTATGAGGCGGATGACAGCCGGTACCCCCAACATTCCGATCTCCTCAGCCGCCTCACTCGCAAAGCCAGCCATGTTTACTGGGACAATGGTCGGGTCAACAGTAGATAGGCCCGCCTCCATAATCGCCTTGTTATGAAGGCCAGGGCGGCCAGGTACTAATGGTTCTGTACTTAGTAGCTCTTTCCTTAGTGCCTGCCTGTAAGCTGGAGAAACCTCCGCCTTGAACAGTTTATAGGCACTCTTGGGCCATACCGCTAATGGCCGTGCTGCGGCTAAAATCCCTTTGATTTTTCCCGCTGCGCCTGGCGCACGGAAGCCAGCATCGATCTGATCTATCATTCCCATCCAAGCACCATGGAAACTCCTTTGCAGGAAGTCTATGTGCTGGAAGAAAGAGATGAACAGCTTCACCCGTTTCGGAATGAACGTAGCGGCATCAATAGCTTTGATAATGTCTATCTCTTTGCCAAGAACGGTTTGCGTCAATACAAACGGTTCGGGATACATGGCTTCCAACCGCCTCGCCGTATCTTTATGGGTAACCCAAGCACCTGACTTAAAATCCCCAATGATGCCTCCGCCCGGATCATAGGACCTACCCTCAAACGCCGGGCCGATTTTAGGCGTTCTCCAGTCCTTTATCTCATCAGGCATTACCGTTACCTTCCCTCGTTGACCACGACCAACAGTAGGCAATGCCAATTTACTTCGCTTCAATATCATTACCAGCATCATTTGCTGGCGGTGGCGTATTCCCTGCTGAACTGAAATACGCCACTGTTCATACGGATTCCATACCAGTGGTTCATATCCCGCTGCCCTCATCTCTGAATAGGTAGCCTTGTTGCGAGGCTTGGTAAAGTTAGCCGGCCAGCCGACGGCTCCCTTGGGTCGCTGCGCAACAGCCGCTGTCAACTCCTCAGACATTTTCCATCCCCGATAGAAGTATTCATCTATGACGGGCATATCTGGGTCAAAGTTCAGGCGGTCCATTTCCTCCCAATTTGTAAAACGCTTTAGCTCGTCATACTGGCCTTGCAGTCTCGGAGGCACAGGGCCTCCCTCATGCAGAGCCAAGTTCAGGGCATCTATCTCAGGGATAGCTGACTTTTTGATAACCGCACGCCCCTCGATATTTACCGCCAGCCCCAGGTCAATAAGGCTATCCTCTCCCAAGCCCTTCTGGCCGGTGACTGAATCTGGAATTCCTTCTTTCACCCTTAGCCATGCTTCTGACAAATCAGCGGTGATTCCTGCTTCATGACGGCGCATGACAGTTAGAATTCTTTTAGTTGGCGATTTGGCAATCTTTTTCAACTCGTCAGGAGTTGCGAATCTATCTATTTCAGCAAATATATCATCTGCTTTAGGAGATATGCCCCCAGCCGTAGGAGGGTCCAGTGGTGGGGGCGGTGGCGAACCGCCAGCCTTTGCGATGAAAGGACCCGCTTGTTCGTCAGGGACAGTAGCAAACTTGGGCATCTCCCAACCCTCTAGGCTTACTAGCTTCCCTTCCTTCCATAGACGGAATGCACGCTCATTGATCTCGTTCTGACCTGCCAGCCTCATATCCGCCAGCCTACTATCAGCCGCCTCCCGTGCCAGACGGTTGGCATCTAAATAATCAGTCCCTGGGCTTGCTCTCCGCAAATCCCAATACTCATCTGGCGTTGTTTTTGTCTGCTCCAGCACGTCTGGTAGAATTCTCCTGAATTCTTCCTCGATAACTGTTGGCTCCACTGCTCTGATGTTCTTAGTTAGGTCCACCTGCGCTTGCTTTATTGGATCTAAACGAACCAACGCCTGCGAAGGCAGAACAGGCTCGACCGGTGGTGTTGGCATAGCATCAAGCCTATCCTGTAACTGTCTTACCTCTTGCTTGTGAACCTCAATCGCCTTACCATACTCAGCCAATCTTTTTTGTTTTGCGCCCAGTCCAGCAGACCGCCTCCTGGCTTTGCCTTCGTCAATAATCATCTTCTTGCGTTGACTTATTGCTGCCTTCGATCCTTGTCGCGTAGTAAGTAGGTATTCGGCTTGCTCCCTTGCTCCCCTAAGAGGCACTCCTGTTACCCCCATAGCTAGACCTCTACCCGGGGGTTCTCCAAAGCGCCACTCCCTAGTGTACCGCTCTGGTATTCCAGGCGCTTCCTCAGCCACATCCCTCACAGCAGCCGCACCAGGGCGTGCGGTGGTGGGTGTCCCAAGGATTGCGTCAGTGACAGCTACGTCTTCTGGAGTTATTGCGCCGCCTGGGACTTCCTCAAGGGCTTCTTCTACCACTCCTCCTGGCCCTCTGCCTCGGAAC